GTATTATCAAATTCTAATTTTAAATATATCCAAGGATTTCTAATTCTTTCTCTAGTGTTTTTATTTCTAGGAATAAAAGCTCTCCATGTTCTAAACTTACGTTTGATATTATTACCTACAACTAATGGTATTACATCACTATCTTGATACTCATTCCATGCTCTAATTGCAGTTAATGTTTCATTAGGTATATCTAAATCATTAATTCTTACTTCTGAATTAAACTGTATATTATCAAAAATGCAATCAGCATGTACATTAGGATTAACTTTTAATATAATATATGATTTAAAATAATCATCATAAAACTTATTATATTCTCCTGAATTATGTTTATATAATTCATTTAAATTAGATGGATTTACAGATAAAAAATTATTAGAGTTATATATGTATAATGGGGGTTTAAAATCATGAAGTGATACAAATGATCTAGATTTTTCATTATAATTAATAGTAAATGATTTATTATTATTTATACCTTGTAAAAATGTAAAATATATATCTTCATTTATATTATCATATGTAAAAGTAACTCCTTTTAATAATAATGGTTTATTTATTAATATATCATTATTTATAATTTTATTAGTCAATGTTGTATGAATACCTGCTATACTACTTAAAACTATAGGTTCAGATTTATTCTGTAAAAAATTTATAGTTTTATTTAAAGCATCATAATAATAAATACCTATTTTTGAATTAGTGATACACCTTTTATTTAATACACCACTTTCAGTAGTAATATAAGATGAATTATATAATATATTACCTTTACCTAATTCTATTGATAATCCATCAGTTGCTTGTAATTGTACTCTAGGTTCTATAGATAACATTGATATAGCTCTATCTTGAAATGCATATACTTCATCTTTAAAATTATATATGTTATTTATATTCCCATACTTACCATCTAAATCTAATGTTTCATTTTGTAAAACATCTGTCCAACTATCTACTATTTCTCCTGGCGTTTTTAATTTAGTAGTTATAATTTTAGTATTAAAATTAGTAGTCTTTTTTAAATTATAGTCATCTGATCTTTTTAATACTAAATTATCATTTTGAGAATATACTTTATTATATTTATGAAATTCTACATATTGGGGTTGAAATTTAGAGTTCCAATCACTTAATGATAAATCATTTCTATTATGTATATCAATAGTAGTTTCGATAGGACATTCAACAATTTCTGTAAATTGAGCTATAAGCTCATTAAATACTTGAGTATCTGTTTTACATAATTTAGTAAATTTAAATTTACCAACAAATGTATCACCTCCATTTAATATAAAATTTATATTTTGAGAAATACTTTTATAAGTTCCAATTTCAATATAATTACTTCTTAATTTACTTTCATAACTATTACCACCATATAAACTACCAACATATATTAAATTTTCATCTATTATCATTTCTGCTAATCCTACACAATGAGATTGCATATTTCTTTGAAATCCAGAATCAAATAATATTTCCTCTAATGTAATCATATCTTGTATAACATTTGGATCATTATTAGTATCTGTAGTTTGAGCACCAGTTTTAAAATTACTATTATAATTACCTCCTACACCAAATATAATATTTTTACCACCCCATGTATTACAAGATATTAATCCCTGTCCTTCTGAATTAACATCTGTTTTAATAGGAGCCCATGTATTTTCAAATGCTAATTTAGCATTATTATTATAAATAGTTCTTCCTTGACCTTTTTCTACAATTAATGGATTACCTTTTATTTTAAAAACCTTATTGTTTGATATTCCACCATATTCATATACTCGATTTAGTTGTGTAAAAGCCATTGTACTACCAGATCCAGCATGACCTATTAATCCTCTAAATCTTTCGTTATAACCTTTAGTAGGATCAATTACCAATGTGTTATTAGCTACAGCTTCATAATCAGTAGCTAAACTATCTGTTTTTATTTTTTTAACCCATATATCATTATTTACATTACTTAATATATGAGCAATTTTTATATTAGTGCTATTACCACCTATTGTAATATTATCAAAAGTTACATCTGGTGAAAATAACTGTATTAATTTACTAAATTGAAATGTACCACCTCTTTGATTAGCAAATTCATTATGACCATACATTTCTACAAAAGGTCCATATGTATTTGGTTGTAATCTAGGACTATCTAATTGACTACCATGATTCATAGTTAACACAGGAAAACTATTATTTGTAGAACACATCATAGTTCCTCCAATACTAGGTATTGGATTATGATAAAAATTTCTCATCAAAGATGGTACTTTATAACCATTATCTGAATGAAATGGACTTACTACATCTACTCCCCAATAATTATTACTACTAGTTACAGATATCATTGGATTTATAATCCCTTGAGTTATTATAGTTCTATCATTTAATGTTCTATCTGCTCTTAGTATTTTATAACCTACTGGTTTAAAACTATCACTTGTAAAATTATTGGAATCATTTAACCACACATAAAACTCAGGTTTTAATGTAACTTCTAAACATGCAAAACTTCCAAATATATTAGATAATCCATCATCTTGTAAATTATATATAAAATCAGCAATCCAATTAGGATTTGAAAATTGTCCAAATTTATTATAAAATTGAATACCTATTCTATATAATTCATTATCTTTAAAAAATTTTTTAGTACGATCTTCTTCTGATACTTCAGATATAAGTTTTCTTTTTAATTCATATTTTAAATATTTACCTTCTCCTCCAGGAATTGATGAATTATATTGATAACCATTTACTCTTAAATTTTTATTTATACATGAAAATTTATAATCAATTTTAACATTACCATTAATAACATTATTATCAATTATTATAGAATTTTGGTCGGAAACTAATACTCCACCATCATTTATTTTTAATGAATTATATAATTCAACAGATGTACTATTTTCTGGAAAACTAAATGCTCTTAAATCAATACTAGTATCTTTATTTTTAGTATCAATATCAAAAGTTTGTTCTTTATAACCAGCAATTATTAATCTATTATTTTTACTAGTAAAATTATAAGGTATTATTATATCTGTACCTAAAAATAAAAATTCTTCTAATGATAAAGACTCTATAACTGAACCATCATCATAATGTGTAAATGATTTAGAGTTAGGAATTAAAGCATCTTTTATTACATTTATAGACGGTATTTCACCAAATGATGTATATTTTATAGCATATAATTTTATATTTGAAAATTTAGAATCTATATTATTAATTTCTATAACAGGTGTAGAACCTACTATTTCATTTAATTCACCACCACCTTGTTCAAATTTATCAAGAGATATTAATTCACTAAATGGACTAATTACAGTTTGAGAACCATTTAAATTATATAAATTATAAGCATATTGAATCATACCTGACGTATGAGTACCACCTTTATTTATAGATTTAATAATAGGTTGATTTATATTAAATTCAGAAACTTGTTGTAATGATGATTTAAAAATATCAATTAAATTATATTCATCACCATTTTCTTCAGACATATCTAAATTTATATATCTAAGTTGATTTACACTATCAATCCAATATATTTTATCTATTAAATCATTTTCAAAATTATTTAATAAACTAAAATTATTATTAGTAGAAAAACCTAAATTTCTAATATATTTTAATTCTATATCATATGTGTTAGGGTTAAATAACCATATACAATCAAAACCATTATTATCAGTACTAAATATTACTATACCTTTTTTAGTAAAAATACCATCGATTATTAATTGAATACCTGACGTTCTATAATTATTATTAGAAATAAAATATTCACTTTCTATTTCACATCTAGGTTGTTCATTTGTATAATATCTATATGTTAAACTTTTATCATTATAATCAATTGTAGCAGTATTATAATTTATTAATGGAGTAGGTATGTTTAATATATGTTCATTACCTATTGTATTTGATACAGAACCTGTACTTTCTTCAGTTGTAGATATAATTCGTATATTATTACCTTCATAATAATATTCATTAGGATGTTTAGATTTTGATAAATCTTGATTCATCCCTTTAAATGTATATTGTTCTATTTTTTGTTCCATTACTTATTAAATATTTCTTTTTTACTAAAACTTTTCCAACTAGTATTGTGAAAATCAACACTTTGAAATAATCTAATTAAACCATTTTCTAAAGTCTTAGCTTTATCAAGACTTAACATATTTAATTTATTACTAGCAGAACCTATATACCAAGCATACTCTTGTTTAATATCTTCATAAACATTACGTGTAACTTCACCTCTATAATAAGATGGTTCCGCATATTGCCATAATATATAATATTTTAAAGCTTGTTTAACTTCTGCTAAATCAGGTATCATAGGGAACCCTTCTTCATCTGTAACAATACTTTCATATGCAATTTGAATAACACCTTCTTTAAATGAAGTATATATTAAATTATTATTTATAGAATATGTTAAATCAGAGTTACAAGATAAGTCTGGAGAATCATCACAATGTATTGCTGAATGAAATAAATCTGAAGCATATCGTAAAGGTTTATTACCATCACAATCATTTAATCTAATACCTTCAATTCGTATTAAATCACATGGTATCTTCACTCTATTATTTTCTACATTTAAAGATTCTATCTTTTTTGAAAAAGCAAATGGACTACCTAATAATGATAATAAATTTGTTAAGTGTAAAGCAACATCTTCAGGTTGAATACCTTCCATAAAAGGATACCTAAGTAATTCACTAAATACACTTTTAATTGATACATATTTACCGTTGTGCATATCTTATTTTTTTTTCAGGTGCGTTATATTTATCTTTTGAATAATCATTTATTCTTTTTGCTACATTTCTTTTAAAATCTCTTGAGAAATTAAATAACATAATACTTTTATTTTTATATGTAGCATTGTATCTATCATAAGATAAATTATATACATATTTTCCAGTATGTGTATTTTTATATCTTACTATAATTTTCTTTTCTTTAGCTTCAGGATCTTGATTCCATAACTCAATCGTACTCTTCCAATCAGGTGGTGCAGTATTTATTACTTTACCATCTACAATATGTAAATCTCTTTTAATCTTTACAACTTGTAATATACCTAATCTTGCTGGAATTTGAAATTGCATACCGTGTTCAATTATATTATACTGAACAAATTTATTCATTTCACTAATTATGTTTCTATATACTTTTTCAGAAACTTGATATTTATATTTTTGTTTATAAAATTTATAATAGTCTGTGTTGGTATAATCAACAGGTATTCTTTTAGGACATCTATGTTTAATCATTATCAGAGTTATTGTTTTTATCTTCTTTAACTTGTTCTTTTAATGTAAATAATTTAATAATTTCATCTCTACATAAATCTATTATAAAAGATGGTGCGGGGTATAAACTATCATCACTATAACAAGAGCTTTGTGGTGTAGTATCACAATTACAACAATTTGAAAAGTTTTCTAATTCTAATGGATTTTCAAATACAGCACTAACTGTTAAACATTCAATTAATTTAAATTCTTCTTGTTTTGAAAAAATAATGACATAACCTTCATTATCTATTGTAGCATACACACCATTACTATATGGTTTATCTAATATGTAAGGTGCAGATTCTATATCTACTATTTTAAACGATTTAGAGAGTATTACAGACGGTGTTACAGTAAGTAGCATATTTCTATTCCTAACTTGTAAAAATTGAGGTAAAGGGTTTATACTGCGTAAAACAGTATCACATCCTACATTTACTCCACACAATCCTTTATTTATTTCTTCAAATTTTAAACACAATGTCTGAACTAATATCTTATCAATATTTCTAGTTTTATCATCAAGTAATTGTCTTAAAAATTTAGCTCTTTTTAAATCATATAGATATAAGATGTGTCTATCACTATACTCATTATCATCTGAATATTTATTCAAATGTTCTTTTACATCATAAATTATTTGAAGCTTTGTTGCCATATGTATAAAAAAATAAACCTCTCCCTTGGTATTGAGAGAGGTTTGTTAATAAATTAATTTTTTAAATATTTAATATAAGTTCTATTACTTATTATAAATTGTTGTCCACAATCATTACATTTCATCAATCGTTTAATACTACCAGATGCTGTTACAATTGTTTTTACTAATTGAACATTAGTAGAACCATCGTGTGGACATGTAAATTTAGGTCTATCATTTAATACACCATGATGTGTATTTGGATTAGTATATAATTTTAATCTATGATAAACTTCTTCTGTTAATGTTACATCTATTATATTGTAATGTATCATTTCATTTAATGCTAAATCTCTATCATTTTTTGTGCCAGTTTTAAATAAATCATAATCTATAATTTTATTCCACATTGACATTCCAGAATGTTTATATTTAGTACCTAAACCTAAAAAGTTAGCAATATAATCTAATTTATTAGAATTAAAATTAAACTTATATTTTGCCATTTTTAAAGTATCAGTTTGTGTATATTTAGGAAGAGCTAATATTCCATGTTTAATAGCTCTAGTTAATATAAATGATGTATCATACCTTTCTATATTATGCCCAACTACCTCTGTAGCTTGACCTAATACTTCTATTAATTTTGATACTACATTTTTATCACATCCATTATTCCATGAAATATAATGTACTTTATCTTCACCTTCCCATTTCCATGCTGCACATATAATTGCTCTTTCATGTATAATATCATCGTGATTAATATTTATATTATATCCAATTCTCCAACTACGAACAATGTTGTAAGAAGTTTCAATATCAAAAAATAATCTTTTAGGTGATATTAATGATTTAATATTAGGATTTAATAAATATCTTAAATCAATATCTGATATGTTATTTATTTTAAATCCTTTTTTAATTAATACTTTTTTAAATCTATTTAAACCTTCTTTTTTATAACCAGGTTTATTATTTAAAAACTGTTTGATCTTTTCTAATTCTGTCATATGTTAATTATTTTTTGACAAAGTTAGGTTAAATATTTTTAATATGCAAATTTATTTAATATTAAATAATTGTTTATTATATCCTATATAATAATTATTATTTAAATCATAGCCTAATATTAACATATTATTACTTTTATTTTGAAATAATATGTTAAATTTAGTATTAAAGTTATTTAAATATTGATTATTACCTAATTCTAAACCTGCATATAATGCAAATTTAGTTTCTGGAATTTTAATATCTACAATTCTTGGTTTAATAATATATTTAGCAGATATATCTAATAAATCACCTCTAGTTTTTGTATTGACTACTAAATTAATAGTGTCATTATCAATAGTACTTATTTGATTTTTAATAGTTATAGCATTAATATGTAAATTTAATTTTTCAATACTATCTGTTGCACAAAGATACTTTTTTAATAACTCTTTGTCAATAGGATTTTGTAATTTAATTATACTATTTTTATAAATAATACTATCCTTTATAAAAGTATCTACTTGTACAGTTTTAAATTCTTTAACAACTCCTTTTACTTCAGGAGTTTTAAAAGTAGCAACTTTGCTACTAGTACCACATTTATTAAAAAATAAAAATGATACAAGTAGCAAAATTACAATATATAAAGAAAACACATGTTTGTTCATGAATAATATAATTTAGATTCTTCAGCACGTCTTCTTGTTAATCCAGCTAATTCTTTACCATTAGCTTTATTCCATTTTTTAAATTGAATATCAACATCTTTTGAACTTGGATTATATAATACTTTTTTTAATAAAGTAGAAGATAAATATGCACCTAATCCTACATTATAAGCAAACGATACTAATGCATTAAATTGATTTTGAGTTAAATTTACTTTAGTAATATTTAAAACTTTACTTGCAAATCTATCTGCTGTAAATTTAAATAATTCAATAGCTCTCTCTTTAGATATTTTATCCCCTAATTTAACCTTTTTACCATCTTCATAAAATGTATTACCATATCCAATTGTAGGTATTTTAGCTGGACATAAATATGCTTCCAATCTTAATCCTTCGTGTTTTCTTATAAAATCATATCCTTTTTCATCTAGTTTCATAACATCTCATTTATATCGTCTTTAATACTTTTTGATTTTTGTAATATAGATTTTAATTTTTTAAATATATCTATTTTTAAAGCTTCTTCAATATTTTCTTTAAAACTTACTATTTCAATAAATAGTAAAAATATACATATTGATTTTGTAAAAAATAAATCTATTGTAAAATATTGTTTAAAAAATTCACCTAATAAACTATGGTCTATTAAATAAATCAATACTACGGAAGATTGATATATAATTAATTTAAATACTGTATCTTTTAATTTTTTACTTTGAAACGGAATACCTAATTTATAAGATTTAAATACTCCTGTAATTGTATCAATTAATATACCACATGCAACAGCTATTAATAACCCTTGTATTGGTACAAAAAATAATAAAATTGGACTTATATAATATATTAAATGTTCTTTCATTTATTTTATGTTTTTATTGAATTTATACAATGACCGCCTTTACCCCAATATTTAACATCAATCACCCATAATATATAAACTAAAATCCATCCTATAATAGATAGTGTGTTTTTAATTTGATTTCTACCTAAAGCTGAAGATATTGTTTCATTTTCTTTACCAAATCTATACCCGTCTTTTTTTATTAAAAATGTGTTCCACAAAGTTCTATGAGATATGTTAGAATTTACATCACCTCTAATTGCAGCTTCCATAAAAAAGTCTGAAATTACTTTTATAAAACTTGGTTTTTTACGGTAGATAACTAATACTGTTATGAAATTTAAAATACTTATTGGCATGTACAACACCAGATAAATAAAGTATAGTATAATTCCCATTACTCAAACATTAATTGAACCCCAACAGGCTCGTTATTAATAATTAATTTACTCAATACAAGACCCATAGCAATAGGATTGGTTAAAGTAATTTCGCCATTTTCAAAAGTGCCACCATTAAAATAGGTTAAAGCATCTTGGTATGTTGGATAACCATAATCAATAATTACTGCATCACCGAGCTCTCCATTATTTTCAGAAAGCCATTGTAGTAACGGAATAGTTTCACCGTTTACTTCAACGTAAGCGGTTTGATTTGAATTTACTTCATCATCATTCATTCCTAAAAATGAAAGCGTGCCAGTACCTAACACTACCTTTAAACCATCTTTTAAGTAACT